CATTCAAGACTCTACTTTCTATGTCGGAAAGACAACCGAGAACTATATTGGGAAGAAGTAGAGGTCAATCAACGAGAGCCGTTGGTTCACAAACGGGTTATTTGGCAGGTGTAGGGGCTAACATTACGGGCATTACTCAAGAATCAGATTTTGTTAGCGAATATGTAAAATATTTGGTAAAGGAAGTCATTAAACCTCTATATGTAGACCAATTAAGTGGGAGATATTTCTTTGGTAAGGATTTGCCCGAATATGCCGAAAGTGATTCATTTAAACAGATTAAAGATTTTACGGGCAAATCAGTAGGCCGTCAAGTTAGAACAATGGGTATTTCTATAATTGATAAAGAAGATTTGGAAAGACTTATTGTATTTTTCAGAAGATATAAAGAGTATAGCACGACTAAGGTTGAAACACTATTCGGTGTATTTGAAAATGCGGCTGAAGTTTTCAATAAAATCGCTAGCATAAGTGCTGACGGGGATAGGGCTGAAAAAATCAAATATAACGACAATATTCAAGAAGCGTTGGGTAAAATGTTATATGATATACATGAGACACAGGGCATTGATGCATCACAAATAAATGATGCTTTTATTGACAAGCCTTTGAGTAGATATGGAAGTTCTACTAAAGATGATGGCGAAATCATAGACCTTCTTTTGGAGATTTTGTATGATAAAGACTTTGAACTTTATGCGAGTAGAGAGGGAGGCGATAGAGGGGGAATGAAAAACCAATTGTCTAAGTTGAGGGAAGTTTTATCTCAAGGACTACTTACAAGAGTATATGAAGAAAAGATGAGTATTAGTAAGTCGTACACAATAGCAACAGATATGTTGAGAAAGTCAAAAGGTCTAAAAATGTATAAAGCCTTCTTTGATATTAACAATGTAGATGATGTTGATTATGTCATTGACCTAATTTACAAAGAAGACAGGGTAGATATTTATGCTCATGACATTGAAACTATTTTAACTCTAAATATTTCAAATGATACAATGGCCTCAGGTGTTGGGTTAAACCCTCAGATAATTTATAAAATTAAGGGGTTGTTTAGATGAGTTGGGAACGTATTCTAAAAAGTTCAGAAAAACTAATTTATCTCCCAAGAAAACCTTTTGAAGTTTTGCGTGAAAATTTTGGTGAACCGATTGATGATGAAAAATCTAATGATGAAGAATTTATGGGTAATTTAATTATGGGTATTAGTATGACTTTAGCGTTGGCAGACTACTATGATATTCCACATGACTTTGATAGAAAAAAACCACAACTAGTTTTTCAAGGCTACGATTTGATAGTCGATGGTCCTCTTGTGGGTCAAGAGGATATATTTATGATTGATGAAAGATTAGCAGATGTGTATTACAAAATGACTAGAGAAAATGATAAGGGCTTTGCACAACGTAATAGACAAATGAGAATGTTTAGAGGGTTGGAGAATAAAGATTGGGATGAATTTGTGGAGGAATAAAATGGATTGGCAAAATGTATTGAAGAGAAAGATTGAAACATTGGCTGACTATACCAATGCTAGTCCTGATGAGAGGCGAAGATATCATGTTAGAATGGGAACTGCTTATGCACGTCGCTTAACGGCTTTAAGAAATTCAATAGCGAATGTTGGTGAAACTAATCCCAACATTCCTTTAGAAGAAGATATGAAAGAATTACAAGAAATGAGAAATTTTCACGTAAGACAAGCCGATAGACTTAGAGGTAAGTCGCCTTTTCCAGATGTATTTTCACCAGAATTAGAGCAACAACGATTAAAAGTTAAACTACAAACAACTCCTAGAGGTGTCTTAAACCCTTATACAGATTTATCAATGGAAGAATATCAACGATTAAATAACAAACAAAAAAATAAATACCATGCTAGTAGAGCAGCAAAGACATCGGGAGAAGAAAAAAATTTTCATACAAGAATGAGAAGTAGAATACGAGAGGGTAGCGTTTTACCAACCTTTCCAACTTCTGACTTAGGAGGTGAATCAACTACGATACGTGGTATTAATTATACTAAAGAAGAATATGATAATATGTCTAGAGAAGATAAACGAAAATATCACGCTATGATGAAATTTAGATTTAGGAAAACTGATATAGAAAGACGTAACTTTCATAATAAAATGGAGAATAGAATTAGAAGAAATACCCCTCTACCTATATTCTTTTCACCAGAACATGAGGAGGAAGAATGATGGACTTACTAACTGAAATGGATATGAAAGCCTCAGAAGGCAACTTTGAATATTTCTTCACTAATGTTCTCGGTTTTGAAATGGCTGAGTTTCACCGTGAATGGTTAGAAAGAGTAGAAAGTTCACAACGCACAGTTACCATTTGTAGCCGTGACCACGGTAAGTCCGTATTCTTTCATTCATGGTGTGTTTTTCAATTAATTTTTCAACCCGCCCCTTATGAGATTATTTACATTTCTTCTAACCAAAAACAGACTTTAGTTCACATGAAGGACATTGATAGAATGTTTGATACTGTTCCCGCACTAAGAAAGTTTAAACCTAAGTCGGGTTGGGCAGTAGGTAGAATGGAATTAACCAATGGTAATAGAATATTGGAACGTTCTGTCGGTTCTCAAATTCGTGGACTACACCCTAACGAAATTATTGTAGATGACCCTATGAAAGAGTTTAGCCTAACCGCTATTCAAAAAGTTACAGATTGGTTTTGGGGAGATATGATTCCTACCCTTCACCACACATCTTCACTTAGAATGATTGGAACACCATTTACCTACACAGACATATTTGCCGAGTTGGAGGAAAACTCAGAATATGACGTAAAGAGATACCCCGCCATTTCACAAACAGGCGATGCACTTTGGCCTTCACGTTGGGATTTAGAATCACTAGAAAGAAGGAGGAATGAAATTGGGTCATCTAAATTTACAAGAGAATATCTTTGTATTCCCATTTCCTCTAACACTATGTTATTCGGTAAAGAACACGTTGATAATTCTAAAGATAGAACAAGCAAACTTTTGTGGCACGGAAACACGGAGGCTTTCAAATATTATATTGGTTATGACCCTTCATTGTCAGCCGATGGCGACTACACAGTAATGATTGTTATTGAGGTAGATGAGGATATGAACAAAAAGGTTGTGCATATGGTGAGAGAAAAGAATATTGATTTCAGAAGCCATATAACCCGCATATCCGATTTGTGCCAGAGATTTAAACCAGAAGTTGTAATGATTGAGACAAATACATTTGCAAAGTCATTCTCAATGGAACTCAAGGACATATCAGATTTCCCAGTAAAGGAATTTACAATGAGTAGAAAGAAGAAAGAAGAGATTATTCTCAATCTACAAATGAATTTTGAGAATGGTAAAATTATCCTACCTTATGCCGATGACCAAGCGAGAGCAGTTACAAATACTATCGCTATGGAACTTGAGGCATTTGGTATTAGCACAAGGGGTAGAATTGAAGGTTTGGGCGCACATGACGATACGGTTATAGCACTAGCATTAGCAAATTACGCCACAAAGTCTTTTAATGACACCTTTGTAGACATAGATGGGTCGGCTTTGTTTGGCGGTCCTTCTAACAATTTTGGAGGTGGAATATTTGGAATTAATATGTAAAAATGAAGAAATTGATACAGAAGTTCTAATTGAACAACTAGAGGAAGAAAAAAGAACAAGAGAATTAGAAGATGACAGAAGGGAAGATTTTGAAAGGAGAATGGCTCAAGACCTTGAATTGCAAAAGTGGGTTCAATATCAAACCTCAGACGAAACAGAAATTATCAAAGATATTTCAAAAATTTATTCAATGAATCTTTCCGATGCTAGAGATATGCTAGGCACTTTGCCAGATGAACCTATAATTGATGGGAAGAATATTCCAGACCTCATTAAAGAAATGAGAATGATTAGAAGAAAATTGAAAGGTGGGGCTAGAGATAAAATGACAAAAACAATTGACACAATGATTGGTGCATATACCGAACATATCAATAAATCAATTGATTCTGTATATTGGCTCAGACCTTATCGAAAGGCGGTTAAACTTCTAATTCCCGACCTATCGGCTATCCGAAAGTTTCATCACATTAAAGATGGAACAACAAGAAAAGAAATTATTGAAAAATTGTGTAAGATGTGGGAGTCAAATATCAATAAGGGTAAACTAGACTATGGGGAAGATTACTTCAATTGTTGCAAATCATTCAAGGAAACAAAGAAAGAAATTAAGTCAATTTTGAAAGGTATTTCTCATCAGTCAATTCGCAAGTCTAGACAGGATGTTTTGGACAAACTAATTAAAAATCTAGTTTGTAATAATCCAGGTCTTACTTCAAACGCCATTCATTCCCTATTGCCAAAATCCTATCACCGTTCTACCACGCCTCAAACTGTTTCAAAAATGTTGAAGAGAATTGAGGCCACTAATGTAAATGGTGAATATTACATTATTGGGGATGAAATCAAAAAGGACTTATATTCTTATGTAGCGGGCTTTATTGATTCTGATGGTTACATTACAATGGACTCTAACCTTTCCCCAAGAGTAGGAATGGTCGCAACAGGTAATCGAGGGAGGGCTTTCTTTAAGGAACTTGAACGAGAACTTAAATGTGGCCGTCTACATTTAGACCAAAAAGTTGGCGAAAATAACAGAAGTCAGCATCGGTTGAATTTTTATAGTCAAGATGATATTACTAAAGTATTGGACAAGTGTATACCTCATTTGCGGATGAAGAAGGCACAGGGCGAGTTAATTAGAGAAGCGATTAGAATTAAAAAACATTTCAAAAAAGAAGCGTGGGCTAAGGATAGGGTTAGAGAAATTTTCAAGTTAATCAAATGGGAAAACTGGAAGGACTCTCGGTTTCAGGGTGCTAGAGAATTTGAGAAGTATGAGATTTATGAAGATGACATCGCAAAGTTTAAAGAAAACAATAAGATGGCTTTAATGGATGAGATGGACTCAATTGTTAAGGAGGACTAAAAATGGGATTAAGAAGTAGATTGAGAAATTTGATTAGAAGACAAACTCCGACTCCAAAGGAGAAGGAAATTTACAATATGGGAATACAGGAAAGAAGATACCCGCAACATATCGCAGGGCAGTATCTGTATGACATGGCTAAAAATTCTACAATTGTACGTTCTTGTTTGGTTCAACTTAAGACTGAAATTTTCCGAAGAGGATATGAATGGGTAAAGGCATTTGATTTCAAGTGTCTAAATTGTGGTTATGAACATCATAAGCACGTCGAAGAATGTATGGCTTGTGGACATACTGAATTAGCAACACCCGACCCACAACAGCGACAATATGCTGAATCATTTTTTAAAGACTACGTTAATGGTTCACATCAACTTTTTATTGATGTATTAAAGGAATTGGAAACAGACCTCAATGTTATGGACGATGCCTATTTAATTCTCATTAAGGATTATTACCTTGATGATGATGGGTGCGTAGTTATGAGTAGAGTAAAAGAAATATATCGGGGCGACCCCACTACGCTATTTATTGAGGTAGACGAAGATGGAGATAGAGGGCATTCAAGATATACTTGCGTAACACATAGAGATTTTGTTAGTCAAGAAAAACATGACCGTTGCTCTGAATGTAATTCTATGTTACACCCAATTGAATTTACCAATAAATCACAAGGAGATGAACAACACTACATTACGGGGGAAGTAATTCACTTTAGTAAATATAGCCCAACAAGACTTTACGGACACCCACCAGTAGTTACACTATATAGCCACATATTTACGCTATCTGCTATGGAAGGTTATATTAGTACATCGTATCAAAAGGCGAGAACTCCTAGGGGTATTCTTGCAGTTCAAACTAACAATATGGAGTCTATGATTAAGTATTGGAAGGGAGTTAAGGAAAAGTTAGAACGTGACCCACATTACATTCCAATTATGGGTATTGAAACTGAGGGCGGTTCTGGTGGTGGAGTTCAATGGATTCCATTTATGAACACTCTAAAAGAAATGGATTATGTTGCAGTAAAGGACGACCTTAGGGATAGAATTTGTGCATTTTATGGGGTAAGTAAAATTTTCCAAAATGACACAACTACCGCAGGTGGTCTAAACAACGAGGGTCTACAAATTCTTGTAACTAACAGAAGTGTCGAGATGGGTCAAAATGTATATAACAAATATTTGTTCCCATTTTTGATGAGACAATTTGGTATCGAAGATTGGAAGGTCCAATTGTTGAGGTCTGAGGAAGAAGATATGACAGCCCAACTTAGACGAAGAGAAATTGAAATTAACTTAGCAGTTCAAATGAAGAATTTGGGCTTTGAAGTAGATATGAATGAGGATGGCGATTTTATCTATAAGAAGTTTCCTAGTGAAGAATCTACAAAGGTAGATTTGGATGAACAAATAGAAACAGATAAATTTGCAGGAACAAATATTGATGCTTCACAATTAGGACAATTACAGGAACAGGCACTAATGGCTGGCAGTAGCAAACAACAAGTTGCTGGAGAAACTGAAAAGATGTCTGTTGGGCCACCAAAGAGATTTAGCGGGTTGCCAAAAGAAGCGGCTAATAATAATGTAGACAAAAGAACAGAAAGGAGGATTAGAAGTGGTAAAGATTGAAAAGGCCATGATTAGACCAACTTTTGATGAATGGTTGGATATAGTTAGAGATGAACGTGTATTAATGATATGGGAAGGGTCAAATATGACCAATGCAAAGAGAGATAAGATAAATCTAAAAACATTTTATAATTACCTAAAAACTCATAGTATTGGAGGAGAAACTACTGCTTTAAGTATAAATGACTTCTTAACTTTTAGTGAACGAGATAAAGCAACTTATGATGGAAAACGAAACCCAATGACAGGTGATAAAAACCTAAATATAAGAGAGGCTTTTGAAGAGGGTTACGCCATACCTTTAAGTTCTTCAAGACCCGACCTTCAAGCATGGATAGATGAAGAGGGGGCAGAAAAGGTTCGTTTATTAGATGTATGGGCCGACGTTACTTACAAAATGGGATTTGACACAAGAGAACATTATGAAATTTTTTCTCATATAATGAAAAATCCCGAATTCACTAATATTTCAATTCACCTAGACTCTATGTTAGCGATAGAAAGAATTGAATATAAATACGTTAGACAAGAAAAGGAAGAATCTAATTTTGATTTTATGATATTGGACATCACAAGCGAAGCAGGATTGCCCCTTTCCAATTCTAACCCACCATCAACAATTAGAGCAAAACTTTATGATTTTAGTAATTCAAATTTTAAAGATGTAATAGTTGCTACTTCTAGTAGGGGTTTTATTAACCCAATTACACAAAAAGAGGATGTTGATTTAAAAAATTTTATTTCCGAAACAGCAGTATTGGCAAAATACCCCTCAACGAATGCTTTAAAAAGTAAATTAGATAATGCTAGTATTTATATTATTAGGGAACAACAAATAAAAGAATTGTATTCCAAAATTAATAAAGGAGCCGATAAAGAATCGCTTAAGTTGTCGCACAGACGAGAAACTTTATCAAATTTTTTACAAACTAGAATTACAAATCTTGGTAGAAATGATGTTACGTTTGTAGAACCAAATCTCCAACCTATGAAAAATGTGTTTAAAATAGACCAAGATTTTAGAAACCAAATTTATGAAAGGTTTGATAATAAGGGTGCTAAAAAGGTATTGGAAATTTTACAATATGAGTTGAGATTACAAGGTAGAAAAACAAGAGAAGGCAGGGGGTCAGGTAAAAGTGATGTAGTCCCTAATAAGTCATTGGCTTTTCATATTACGGGAATTACTAATTATAGATTACATGTGGATAATTCTTTTGATAATCTCTTCTTTATTGTATTTTTAGAAGCAAGTAGGGAGGGTAGTTCTTTTGAATACTATGAAGACCAGATTATATTCCCTAACGAGTCAAACTCTGCTAATTTTTTAAATTATAAAATAGACGATTGGCTTAAGATTTCTCCTAATGTTATTAGAAGAACAAAGCAGGATATTTTGGCGTATTTAGATTTCATTCAAACTACATATAGAACAAAGAAAATGATTTGGGATGAAATACCTGCAAATATCAAAACACAAATTACTAATAATATAAAAGAAATTATCGAAAGGTCATTATATGGCAATTTGACAATGAGAACAAGAAGAGGTGCGGGTGGTATGAGAGTTACAAAAAATGTTCTAAAAAGTATAGTTGATTTTAAACAATCTGCTGAACAGGATATGACTAAATTGTTTGGCGGTGTTAAAAGATTTAGAGATTTAAATAAGGAAGAACTAACAACATTTATACAAGAATTTAGCCCTAGAAATATAATAATAGATGATATTGCAAATGATATAAAGTTTGAATATATAATAACCAACAACGATTATAATGTATCTGGAAAAGCAGGAGATAAAATAACTCAGAAGGAAAAGTATTTAACAAGTAGAGCAGACGCTAGTATGAAATTTGCAATAATGGCTAAGACTGGTTCTTCTACTGCTGAAATGGGTTTGCTGTTAATAACTTTTGATTACGGAGAGGATGACAAAATGGACAAAATAGAAGCAACGTCTTTTACTATTACTAGAGAAGCCTTAGAATGGAGGGCATCTGATAGCGTTATTACTTCTAGTAAAGAAATTTCGTTGGAATATCCTTTTGATGAAATTGGTGTATATATGAGAGAAGTTATGACAGGGCCAGATACCTTTACATGGAGATTACAAATATATGAAGGCGCACCTCAACAAAGAGGATTTGAATTTGCTATGCCAAGATTAGACCCTACAACTAATCGCCGACTAGGTTTGGACCCCTTGTGGAGTAATATGAGGGCAAATCCTATTAGAGGTGAAGTTGTGGGTTATGCAGTAGGTAGAGGTATGAATGGTGGTTATCAATTTTTAATGCCAGATTCTACTCTTACAGCGGCAGGAGAAGCAGGTCAAATGTGTTTGGGTAGAATTTATATCAAATATTATGATGTAAATACAGAAAGGCAAATTACTGTCGGACAAATGGATGAACTTATTGAAGATGAAAATTTTACTTTAGAAAATTTAAAGGGTTTTATTATAAGCACTTATAGTGATTATAAAGGAGCATGTATCAAATTAGATAGAGACCGTGTAAGAAATGATACCTTAGGTGCTTTGTCAGAACCAAATATTCAAAGTGCTAATTATCCATCCCCCATGATGATGCAAGCAATAACTAGGGGTAGTGCTGGAGATTTTGGCCCTGATGGAAGACAATTAGGGCAAGATTTAGACCAAGAAATTGAAAATCCTAGTAGAGTAGGTAGAGAAGGGGCAATAATTCCTGGTGCTTCGGGCTTCACTATGACTATACAAGATTATACACAACAATTAAAACTTTTTAGAAAATTCGGTAAACCGTTTTTTGATTTTATAGATAGTAAAATAATAGAGGCTTTGAATAACGGAACACTAAAGTATGGGGCTAAATCAGTCCTTGTGGGGACAACAGATGGTGAGGGTTACTATGTTCCCATCTCCTCACCAGATGTAACAATTATTCACAGACCTTCTCCTGAACAAGAATACACAATCGGAGGAGAACCTAGATATAGAACAGAAGAATTTATAGATGACGGACCAGATGATGAAGATGACCCTTGAGGTGAATAAAATGAGCGATATGATAAGAAGAAAATTGAACGAAGCAAAAAAGAGTTTAACGAAAATTGAAAAGGATGTAAATAAAGAACCTCCTAAAGAACGCAAAACAAGAGATATGTCAATGAATGTTCCTGAAGTTCCCCCTGATACATTTAAGCCAGATGAAAATATTCCAGGTTTTATTTCAGGTGGACCTAGAATGAGTAAAAAGTGGAAACAGGTGTAAATATGGTAAGAGGACTTGCACCCCCCCAAGATAATGTTTCTTTAGAAACACAATATCTTTCAGTTAATAGTTTAAATGACCTAAAGCGTTATATTTCTAGTTTAGAAACTGATAAGGATGCAAAACAAATCCTATCTACAATTAATCAAAGAAATCTAGCAAAGGCTATTGAAGAGTTTGCTGAATCTAACGATGCCTTTCCATATGAAGATTTTGAATACCTATTAGAAGAAGAAATTATTGATGAAATAATTAAAAATGAAATTATGGAGTATAAGGATAAATTGTATGAAGTGGGAAAAATTTTGGAAAAAGGGGAGATTGCCCTAAAGAAAGATGGAACTGTAAGGGCTAAGATTAATCCAAAGGATGACAAAATGACAAGAACCCTTAGATTGAATATTCCTGTTGATAAAAAACCTACAAATTTTATTAGTGGAAGTTCAATTTCTCTTGCTAACGAAGATTTGTCAATAGAACCATTACTTACAAAGGCATATCAACAAATGGTTAGAACCTTTGGATTGGGTTTTCAAAGGAAAGAATCTCTAATGCCTTCCATTATGAAAGCCCTTTATGCCAGACTATTGGAAGTAAAGTCTAAGTCGAGAAATCTAGTTACAACCATTGAATTTTTTGATAAGTTTAATTCAGCAGTTCAAGAAGTACAAAGGATTATCGAATTAGATTATGATACAAAATCGTTTATGGGGACTATTTCAGGAATCGCTAGAAGTCAAAAGAGATTTTTGAACAAAAATTTAGAAACATTTGCATACTTTTTAGTATATGATGACTATGGTGTTGATGAAGAGAATGCTGAAAAAATTGACAGCATCTTAAATAAGAAATTTATTTTAGGCGACGAAGAACAAACTCTAAAATTAATTCTACTAAGAGTATATCTACAACTTTACAGAATGTCTGAAATTGTTTATGAGGCTAATGAAACGAAAGAAGATTTAGATTCTGGCGAACTAAAACTTTCGTTAGAATTCCTAAAGGCTGACATTTCTTCACTTGATGAGGATAGAAGAAGGGAGATAAAGACCATATTGCAAAACTCCCATCCCACAGAATACTTTGGTGAAGATTATTTGAAGTTAGGAAAACTTATAAATATATTGGGCGATGTGGCTGATACAGACGAGGAAACATTATTGGAAGAATTGGGTGTCGAAAACCTGCAAATGGTAAAGAAAGCGGCCGCTTTGAGAAAAATATATGAAAGACTTTATAGAACTCTAAGAGATATTATATATGAAGAGGAATAAACATGGAAGAAGAAATTGTAAACGTATTGAAAATGCTAGTAGAAAAGGTTCAAGATTTGGAACGTAAGTTACTTGAATCAGAAACCACATTGATTAAGTCGGGCTTTGTTGCTACAACGCCCTCTCCTTATTCAAAACCAAATAGAGGTATACCCTCTAATAAAGAAATTCAAAGTATGGATTGGGATGATATTCATGACTTTGTATCAAAAATGGAGGGAAGATAATGAACGACGAAAAATCAGAATTTAGCCTATACACAGAACTATTGACAAGATTGCAAGAACTAGAAAGTGTTATTAATAACGCATTGGGTTCAGAAGACTTTGAGGCTGAAGTAAATACATATAAACCAATTAAGCCTAAGGTTGTAGATGTAGAAAGATTGGCTGCTAAACATGTAAGCAGTAGTCCATCTATCGCTAAGAGTCCACGCAGTAGAAAACTAATGCCAGAAAATCTAATCTACAAAGATGAAGAAACAGAACCTAGAGAAGACCCACCAGAAATGGGGGATTCTGAAATGCCTAAAAATGTTGAGGATTCAGAACTTCCTGAAGATTCGCAGGAAAAGCAATTGGAGTTGGCTTTGGAAACTGCTCTTGCCCTATTGAGAAAGAAGAAGAATACTCTCTCGGTTATTGATTCTGAGGCAAATAGAGTTAGACCACCTCTTGACTCATAGGTGATAAATTGAATCCTTTTGAAATACCTTTCGATAGTATCAATAAAAATGTTTCTTCACTAAGAAACATGGTTAGGGCTACTTTTTTAAGTGCTAAGGATAATCCCAAAGCATATGAAAAAGATTGGGAAAGATTAGTTGTCGAGTTAAGAGAAATGTTGGAAGACCCCGCAATTAAAGAAAGATTTCCTAATATTGATACAAGCCTTTTATATTCCGATGATTCTTATAACACAATGGAACA